ATTTTCATCTACATCTCTTTCTTGAAGTAGCCATTGTTTAATATACTTAGCACCTGCATCCTTAAGGTCACTATTCATGTGAATACCATAAACCCTTGATACTCTTGAGTTCTTAATACTCTTAGATATAACAGCATCAGGTTGTGCAGCTAACAGATGTAACTTTCTTTTCTTTTCAAAATATCCTTTAACATCTCTAATCATATTCTCATGCATTATCTCTGCATTGTAAAGTTCTGCTAACAATTCTACAATTCTATGAGTATCATCTACTGTCTTCATTCTACCTACATAAGCTGCTACTATTTTATTCCTTGTAAATGAAAACACAGCATTACTTTTATATACATATACAGCACCTAATGATACACCTCCACTTTGGTCTTGTTGATAAGGGTCATATCCTATCTTATAAAGACCTTTAGGTGCATTAGGTATTGGATATTCAAATATAACTGGTGCACCACTCAAATCAGTAATCTTAGGTTTATAATCCCAAACAGGTTGTAACTCATTCTTTAAATCAGGTAATGCTTTAACTTTACCATCTTCTCCTCTTATAAGATTAACAGCTTGTCCTTTCTTAAAATGCAATTGTTCTCTTTCTACAATATCCTTTCTTCTTCTAAGTTCAGTAATAGGAAAGTCATTAGTAGATACTGTTAAAAAAGCTTCACTTGGTTTTAATGGATATTCTTGTACTCTACCTTGTATAACTCCTACACCATTAGCTGAGTTCTTTATAATTATCTCTCTTTGATTAGTTTCAAAATCAATAGCTTCTTGTGTAGCAGAATTACCTTGTTTATCATAAAAACCATCCATGTTCCAAAACACAGGATGAAAGAATCCACACTTAGTATTATCTGCATTATCATCCCATATATTTGTAAATGGCATTAAGTTAAAAGTAAGTGGGTCATAAAACATTTCAGCAAAATCTACTGTACCACTTTCCATATCACCACCTGTACCAAATATAAGTATTTGTCCTGTTACATATTTACCTGACCTAAGTGTAGGTTCAGTAGCACTATAAGAATCTTTCAAATTAGGAAACTTACCTGCTTCCTCAAACAATACATAAACAGAGTCTTTACCACGAGCAGCATCTGGATTATCCTTAAATGTAATTGCCATTACTTGTGATGCATAACCTTTCTCAATAGCTACACCATTCAATACTTCTTTAAAAGATGCTTTCCTATATTCCTGCTTATCAATAAAATCTCTATTCTTTCTCCAACCAGTATGTTCATTTAAAAAGTTCATATAGTCAGTAGCCATACCCATTGTACCATTAGGATATAAATACTTCTTATCAAATGCACCAATAATAGAAAGTGAGTTTCTTGTGTTATTATACTTATTAACTACTTTAGATGCATTCTTAAATGAGTAACCTTTTCTTCGAGATTTACCTACAATCATGTGTCTTCCACCATCCAAATACTCTTCTTGAATACTAACACTTAAATGAAGTTTATCTAACTCTTTTTTAGTAAGTCCATTATAAGCTATTTCAGTTGCCCAATAATAGTTATAATCACCATCCCAAAAGTCAGGAAATCCTTCTATCTTTTTAGCCTTCTTACCTGCTGCATTTTTCTCTACTCTTAAGATAGGACAAAAGTTAAGATAAAAGTAATGGTCACCTGTAATCTTAACTCCACCTGTTTCATATCCTTCAATAGTTCTTCTAAGTTGTTCTTCCCAATACATTTGCCAGGATGGAGAACCCCAAGGGTCAGGACAATAATACCCATGCTTTTCAAAGTGTCTTGCTTCTTCTCTGAAAACTTCTGTATTAATCCAATGTCCATCAGGGTTTCTTACTGACTCTACTTTCATACTATTGTGATGGAGCTGCTGTTACATATTTCAATCTATACATTGTATGTGCTGTAAGTTGCTGCATTTCATCTAACTGATTTAATATCCAACTTTCTGTGTACATAGACCTTGCTTCATCTATTTTATCATACAAAGATTCCATGTATTGAACAGGATTTTGTATTACAGAAGCTGAGAATGAAATTGATAGTTGACCATGTACAGCCATTACAGTTTCAGCAAATGTATCTAATAGTTCATCAAGGGAATCATAAAAAATACCCATAGCATCATGTATTGCAGAAGACTTTACTCTCTGTTCAATATGAGTAATGTGTGCATCTTCTTTTGCCTTAAACAATAAAGATACAAATCTTGAGCATGACTCAGGATGTTTTCCCATACCCATGCCCATAGACATTGGTGTAGATTTAAGTGACATAGTGGGTTCATCAAAGTACCCTGCTAAATCTTTTTTGTTTTTCATCATCTTTCAAATGGATTAATTTCTTTACCAGATTTTGTTTTTGAACTCTCATATAATTCCTGCTCAACTCTTTCTTTTAAATCAGTCATTGATTTAAGTACTTCATTAGCAGACTTTAATGCAGGAATAACTTCACCAATCTTATACACAGGTTGTCCTTTATCTGTTCTTTCATTAAAATCTATATTCTCAAAAAAGTTAATAGTTTGTTCTATACCTTTCTTTACAGCAATATAATACTTCATTGATACAGATGCTTCTTGTAACCATTCATTATACTTAACAACTCCCTCTCTTACAAAGTCATCAGGAAACCACTTTTCATCTCTCCACAATCCTTTAATTACTTCTCTTTCTTTAAGCTCCTGTGAATAACCTGCATAAGGATTTGTCTTTCTTGGTGATACCAAGAAGCAAATATAAGAAAATTCTTTTATAGCTGTTTCTTTATGCTTAGATTTATCTCTATCCCATATTTCTTTAAAAGGTGAAATAAGTAATACTTCCTTAACAGGAGTTACATGAGAGTTATGCATTTCAAATATTTCTACCATATCCTTTATGTAAGTGACATTATCATATCAATTAATTCTTGCTGTGGAAATATATCATTCTTTCCTGCAAATGCATTACCATGTGTATATATACCAGGATTCTTTTCCATCTCAGTAGGATTACAAAAATCAAATGCATATTTAACACCTTTACTCTTAATCATTTCATACAATCCTTTCTTAGGATTTATCCTGTACAAATCTTGCAAGTAGTAAATCAAGTTTTTTATCTCTTCAATCTGCTTATCAGATATCTTATGAAAATACTGATTAAACCTATAAACATATCCTAAGTCAACTACTTGGTTAGGACTTACTTCAACTCCAGGCCAAGCATAAAATCCATTAGGATTCTTAGCTATCCATTTACTCCCTTGATAATACCCACCTTTATTTAACCCACCAAAAGAACAAATTTCTAATCCAATAGATTCCCTATGTAGTGGAGTATTTCCTACTGATAAATGCCAAGCATAAGAACCTTTAGGTAAACAACTAATCATTCTACCATCAAAACCTAAATCACCTTTATTAGGATGCTTACCACCAAGTACATATTCAGTACCTACTGAGTTAGTATCTTTTTCCCAAAACTTAACTGTTTCATAAGGATTATCCCAACCAGCAGTATGATGTAATATTAACCACCTTTTAGATACAGGCCCAGGATAATAATTAGGAATCCATTTACCATTAATAGTAATACCTTGAGCTATAGGGTAATACTCATAATCATCATTAGTTAAATCAGTATCTACTTTAGCAAGTAATGCATTCCATGTAATAGGACCAACAACACCATCAGCAGTAATACCAGATTGCTTTTGAAATTTAACTACAGCATCATGTGTAATTTTACCAAATATACCATCAATCTTTATCTCAAGTAATTCCTGAACCTTCATTACTTCATATCCTGTATCACCAAGTTTAACTGTTTCCATTTTGTTTTATAATTAATCTTTGAGCTAATGTATTAAATTGTTTTTCCATATCTACAAACCTTACATCTACTTCAGTAAGTGCAGTAATATTTTCCAAGTAAGGTTCCATATCATGATTGAACCTATCAAAAATATGTAAAAAGCTATTAGCTGAGTTAATAACTTCTTGTGCTCTTGTGAGTAAATAATCTTCTGTAATTTCCTCTGGCATTTCTTGTAGTGTCATTTTTCTTTAGTTTTAATTGTTCCTTTAATCATAATAACATCCTTTGAATTATCATCAAATATAATAGCAGCAGACTTACTGAAATCAAATGATGTTATCCCTTTACCTTTCAAATGATTAGGAAAAGTAGGACTTTCATAATTCAATATTATCTTATTACCTTCCTTCTTAGATGTAGTACATCCACATGCAGGTTTAACCTCTATAATCTTCTTATCACCTAAATATTCAAATTGAGCTTTAAGTGCTTGCTTTGGTTTTACTTCACCAAAATTGTAAGTAGTATGATTCCACATTATTTTAAGATTTTAGTTTTATATTCTAACCATTGTTTCTTAGACATCATAGGATAATAACATTTACCTTCACATTGCTTATTCGAAAGAGTAAGTGCAGGTATATCACAACCACAATGTAAGCATTGTCCATTAGAGTAACATTCTTTATCCATTAATTGAAGTCTTTCTTCAAACTGTTCTTGTATATGTTTCCTTACCAAGAACTTGAGTTTGGAATAATAGAGTACCTCTCTTGTGTGTCCTTGTATATAATACCATATATCACTTAGATTTCTTTCTCCTTTCATAATACTCCTTAAAGAGCGTAGGATTTTTCTCAACATAATTCTCAAGTATTTTTAATCTAATAAAACATTTACTATTCTCAGTAACCCAATCTTGTGTTCTTACTAATCCTCTTAACTTCTTTATCTCCTGTAGTATAGGAGCAGCAAATATCTGAAAACTACCAAACCCTTTTAACCTTACATCAGGTAAATCATCTTCTGCCATTCTACCTCTAAGATAATAAAAAGTATCATTAATTATCTTATAACATTGTGCTTCAGTAAGCTGAGGGTATTGTCCCTTTATAAGCTTATAATATTTACTAATACACACATACTTATAATCGTTCATTATCCTTATTTATTATCTGTAAAAAGTATTCTTGCTTATCTACATTAGGAGTAAGTAGGGAGGGTATCTCATTAGTTGTTGAAATAAATCCTTTTTGTTTAAGTGTCTTTATATAATTAGAAAGTCCACCATCAGATAAAGACAATTCTTGCTTAACCAATTTCTTAGCAGTAGAACCAAATCTATCTTTAGCAATATCTCCCTGCAATGACATAAACAGAGCAAGTACTTCAACTTCTTTAGGTGTAAGTTTAATAGGCAGCAATGAATTTACTATATTTAAATGTACCTTATAATACTCACTTACAGGTAATTCTAACCTTTTACTTAGTGCTTTCATTTTTACTTTAAGTTTTCTTTAGAACAAAGATATGAAATTAGAGTTTGATTTAATTTTTTTCTGAAATTTTTTTAGTAAAATTTTTTGTAGAATTTTTGTGACCTTTAGGTAAGTGTGATTCCCCTCTGCCACCCCCCACCCAGCTGGCGCTTTCAATTCACTACCCCTCCCATCTGCCTCCCAAGTTTATTTCTTGCCCTCTATTTTTATTTTTCCCTACACCCTTCCCCTCACTCATGCTTGGCAGAGATTTTTCTGCTTCATCTTTTAAATCCTATGACTATGTCTACTCAAGGTTCAGCTAAGTTTTTCACTCCTAGTGAGTTCGTTGCAGAGTTTAAAATTGTAACTCTGCGTACTGTAGTAAATAAGAATACCCAAAAGGTTTCTGTATTGCTCAATGAGAATACTCAAGACAAAGAGTTTCTCCCTGTTAGTAAACAAATTCAAGAAGACCATAATCTTCTTGAGTCAGAGAATCTAAAGTTCTGGGTTCCTATTGAAACTGATAAGAAAGGAAGAGAAGTCCTTGATTATCAGAGTGCTTGTCTAATTGTCTGCACTCCAGGCGATTTATCTAAGTTTGTAACCAAAGGTATTTCCCTCGGTTTCTAGACTTCTCTAAGTATAGCGTATTCTAATGAGTACGCTATACTTTTCAATTAATTATTAATCTTCTAAATCTTCTAAATCATGGCTTCTTTAATCAAAGCTTTTGTTGTAGGATTACTTATAATCCTAAATGTAATCCTCATCATTTGTACTATGGAAATAGTAAATGATGTTACTGAATTTCAAGCTATATGCTTAGGCTTAGCATGTTGCATTACAACTACTGGTTGTATTGGTGCAGCTGTAGGTATATCTATGGTAAATACAGAGAGTTAATCTCTCTGTATTTTTTATTAACTTATTAAACTAACTAACAATGGTAGCATTATTATTTGTAGGATTTATGATGTTCATATTTCTTACAGTAGAACTAAATCAAAGAGAACAAAATCCTCACAATTAAATCTAAACATCATGGCTGATTTATGTGCAATTGCAAGTGCTATACTATTTACAATAGTAATCATAGCACTAAACTATAAAAGAGATTAACATCTCTTTTATTTTTTTTATTTCCTTTCACCCTTCCCCCTACATATTTGGGACACTAACAAAGTCTAGTTATATACACATGGTTACTGGTGTATAATAATGAAAAACGTGTAACTCATAGCATAAGTGAAACAAACAATGCATACTTTAATGTATTTACCTAAGAATAAGTAAATTGCAAAAATAGTTGATAACATCATTAATCTTATGGCACCGTGATACCTCTAAATTTAATTGACAATGACAATTAAATAGGTTAGAAAGTTCAGCATAAGACTATTACATTAAAGTATATTATTTAAAAAACTTAATAACTTCCCAAGTTGTTGAGGGCACCAGTTTCTTTGATAATTAGAGATACAGTAAAGTGTGACAAAAAACTCTAATGTAAGCAGCGATGTTATATCAGAAGTTATAAATAAATTGCAAGTTATTTATAATGGAGATATTTCACCTGTGTCAATCCTTACAGATTATCAAAGTTTTAGGTGTAAAACACATTATTATGATGAGTTATTGACATTAATAAGGTAGCACCTTATTGTTAAACAGGTCATCGTTTAACTCAGATAAATTGCCTGTTGTTTATCAGTCATTTTAATTGTTTATAAAAAGTTGCAATGTAAAATCTAAATATATCATAATAGACGTATTATGAAGAAGGTAGTCTTATACTTTTTAGTTGGTTAAATGGGATGTTGAAATAGAGCACATCACCCTGAATACATTGTAACTTTTTATTTTAATGCACCACAACTCACTTCCCAAGGGTGAGCAGTTGTAATTGGTTATGTCCATTCTAGAAGGGATATAATCTGTAAACCTACTGTCACATAGATGACAGCTTGAAAAACATCGCCAAAGATGTGGGATTACAACTGAGTGCAGAGGGAAATTATTTTTAAACACTTTAAATTTAATAACATGAAAAACTATAAAGTTATTTATTTAAATACAGAATATAGTGTTATGTCTATTTCTGTTACAGCTTCTAATGAAGAAGAAGCAAGATTATATGTATATAGTCATGTAGAAAATTGTATTAAAACACTTTCTGCTGAATATATAAATTAAACCTTATTAAAACTAAATGCAAAAAGAAATTATTTTTAAACATATTAACTACACAACACAATGAAAACATTATTTGCATTATTATTAACATTTACATTAGTATCATGTAAAGCACAAAATCAAATTGACATTGACAACTTAGACAGTTTAATTATTACTAATACTTGTCTTGCAGAATTATGCTCATCTAATGATGAAATAGAATGTTTTGCATTCTATTTTGATACAAAACCACACATTATCAAAGCAAATCTAAATCATTACAGAGTATTATACTCTTCTGAACTTAGAGATGCAGGATGGAATCCACAATCTCCATTTGACCTTATAAATTTCAGAGTACCTATTGACCAATATGGCATCATAGTTACTTGGGAAGAATGGAAAAAAATACATCATATAGATAATGATACT